CTCCTGCACCATTAGTAACAGTCATATTAGTACCAGCTGTAAGTCTTGCTACTGATGGATAACCATTAGTTGCATTACCTATAAGTAGCTGTCCATCTGTAGACATTGCTGTTGTAGCTGCAATCGTATCATCTGCACTTGCATACAATAAAGATCCTTTAGTTATTGTAGATAATCCTGTACCTCCGTTTGTAACTCCACATTCTCCTGTAACAGTTCCTGTAAAATCTATGCCAGATATAAATCCTGATGTTGCATTATTACAAAGACTAAGATCTATTCCTGCTTCTAGTACAGTTAATACAACATTATTAGAAGTTGTTGCTACTGTTAACAGTCCTGTATCTCCAGATGCTATTCCTTTAAATACAATTTGATTTTTGTTTGTAAGAGTTGCACTTGTATATATAGTTTCAGAACTAGTTCCTGCTGTAGATACTGTAGGATATAAACTAGTTAGTTGAAACTTTCTTGCCGCTTTTGTACTTGAGTTAGCTACTAATAAAAAATCTGTAGCTAATGCGTTTGTTTTTGAAAGCGTTGATAATGATGTTATTTCTGCCATTGTATTTTTATTTTATTATTCGTCTCCAAAAGAAACTCCATTGTTAGTTAATGATGATCCACCTATTGTGAAGTCATCTGATACTTCTGTATTCTGTTGTGTTTCCTGTAAGTAAGGAGGAATTCCACAATCTTTGCAATAGCTTCTCGCAAAGCTAATAAATTTTTCTAAATAATCCGAATTATCTGCAGGGGCCGCTACATTTGTACAAAGCTTCCATCCTGTAGTTACAGTATTAGTAGATATAGAGTTAAGTGGATCTATATCAAGACCACTACTAGATACTGCTATAAATATTTTTCCATCTCTCTGCACAGAAGATCCTATCCCTAAAGAAAGGGCTACTACTGGGCTCCATATTATTGCTCCTCCCTCTGTCCAAACTTCTTCGCAATTTGTAATTACATCGCTAAGAGCTGGAGAACCAGAATCAGAACAGTTATATATACAAGGTAATCCTCTCACACTTAGTATCTCTTGAATGATAATCATCTTCCAAGCTTCCATTGTAGAGCAGTCATCTGCTAAACCTGTAAGAAGTTTAGTGTAAAATCTATTACCTGATCTGCTAATACATTCTGCATTATAATCTAGTATTTCGTTTATAGATGAAGGTATACAAGCTGGTATTACTGATGTTCCAGCTGTACCAGGATTATCTGTTGGATATTGACAACAGCTATTATTATCATTACATGGATATGTTGCAAAAGCATCAAAGTTAACAGCTGTACTATCTGTACAACCTGATACTAAAATTGGAGTACAGCAATCTACACTGTAGGTTCCATCAATACAAGGACATTCACCATTACAATCTAAACATGGATATGTACAAGAGTTATCATCATAACCTGCAGATGCATTATAATTTTCAGCATTAGGGTCAGTACATCCATATATTACTGGATCTACATCTTCATTACAATCATCTTTAGATATAAGAACTGAGTCATTAAAACTTTCGTTACAATTAACATTACTAACGTTAACAAGTCCTGCATTATTAGTATATGCATCTGTAGTAAATATAACACTTAAATTCCAAACTCCTGGATTTAAGTTTAATGTATGAGTTGGATTTGTCGCAGCCTCTAAATACTCTCCTGAGCCTGGTATCCCAAATCCTCCTGCTCCTAATATTCCTAGTCCCCCAGGCATATAACTACCAGTGTAAATAGTTTGCCCTGTAGAATTAGTTGAAGTAGCAAGTATATAATAGTATACACCTAATGGATTATCAATACTATTATTAAGTTCTGTTACACTTGGTATTGTTATTGTTACTGATCCTGGTGCTGTATAATCACAAGGTTCTCCGTTTGAATCTAAAGTAGTATAGCTTGTAGGAGCATTAGTAGATGTAATGCCAAGAGTATAACCAGAATCATTTACAAATGTATTTAATTCATCACAGTCTGTAGGGTCATCTCCAGCACAATTTTGAATACACTCTGCTTCTGTTGCATAGCCTTCAACTGCATCTGCTTCATACTGACAATTTCCTGGAGTCTTACATATCCATTTACCTAACTCTGGATAAATACAAAGAGAATTATCAGCTATGGTTGCTGCCGCATTATAGTTAATGGCAGTTATATCCATACATCCTACAATATCTTCTTCTTCTTCGTCATATGTACAAAGATTATTATCTGATATAACATTTTCTGTACCAACTGGGCAACAGTAGTTATTTGCTAGAATATCTGTACACTCTCTACTACTTGGAGTATCAAAAACACAATCATTTATTAAATCAATTTCCTCTTGACTTAAAACATATGGCTCAGATTGGTAGGTATATTCCCACACATTAAAAGTACCAAAATTATAAGAATATGATGTAGAAACTAAACCACCGTGTTGCGATAGAAGATTAGCACTAAGACTAACACCTGCATTAGAATTAGGATTAAGAAAATTACTTAAAGACGACGGACTTGTAATTTCAAACCCATCTGCAAATACAAAAGTAGTATTTACTATAATAAATTGTGTCTCTATGGTGTTTACATTATCACCATTAGAATTTATATTTACGTTTCCTTGGTAATACGTAGGATCAGTGGTATTTCCTATTGCCTCAAAATCTACAGAATACGGTAGATACCCGACATTGTTAGTATTATCATGACAAAATATTTCTGAAAATATATAAAATTCAAGAGTATTAGAACTACGAGCTTGATTAAAAGCTGCAGGGCCTACGAACGTTCCTGCGTTTTCTCCCTGCGTAAAAGTAAATCCATTTTGAGCAGCATTCATTAATGCTGGATTTGTATCTAAGGCATTTTGATAACTAAAAATTATAGAAGGGCCATTTACTAATGAATCTGCACATTCAAACGTAGGATTTAAAATAATCTCACCAGTACAGTCTTCAGTGTCAGTATTATCATAGTTACAACTACCATCGCTAAAAGTAGCGCTTTCGTTATAGTTATTTGCTTCTGGATCTGTACATCCTCCCTGTGTTACAACAGCGGGTCTTGTTATAACATAACACTGTTCAACTTCATCATCTCCGTCTAAAGTACCATCATTGTTATATTGTATAACAGTAACATATGTTCCAGGACCTAACCCTGTTACCTCTACAGAACCTCCATTACTATTAGTAGAAGTATCTACTAAGGTAGCGTTAGAAGTTAAAAAATTTAAAGTACTTGCACCGGTATTCAATGCATCAGTATAACCAGCTCCATAATCTTGAGCAGATATATTTAATCTGTATGTTTTATACGTGTAAGGATTAGCTTGATTACTCGTATCAAAATACTCTGATGTGCTAAATACATATTCTTCTTGATATGCTGCATAGTATATAGCGTATGTTGGAAAAACTAAAGTTGGAATAGTTAAAGTACCATTATCAATATCTCCTCCAACTGGAGTTGAGCTTGCAGCAGTTGCTGTGCTTGGGGAATTAACCAACACCCAATCATTTGTAAAAGTATTTCTACCTGACGATTCTAATAAACCAGTTGTAGCATTACAAAATATACAAAGCTCGTCTAAGTCATTAGTAGCTCCGCTATCAGTATTTATAGCAGAAGCAGTTTTACACCCGTAGGTATTATCTGGATTAGTACCTCCACCTTTTAAAGGTACTGTAAAAAGTATAGAAGATTTACATCCGTTAGAATCTGTTACTTCTATTTCATAAGTACCTGCGTATAATGATGAAATAGTAAATGAATCTTCAGTTTGTGTTGTATTAGAAGTACTAAAAGCTGTTCCTGCGGCATTAGCATCATTTAATTCATAATCATCTACAACTACTGTATAATTAGCAACTCCGTTAGCTACAGTAAAACCTGCTGTACCGTTAGCTATATTTGCACTTGCATCTCCAATACTCCCTGTAGTTACACTAAAGCCTTCACAGCCTACAGTACAACATAGTGCACCTTGAAGCACACTGTTATTAATTATAGTAGAAGTAAGTGTAGTACCATCGCAAGCCTGTGCGTGCGCACTCCCATCATCTGTACAAGGAAAAGAATTATCTTCACACCCTATAAGCATGTAATTTGCAGCTGCAGGATCTTTACAAATAAAAATTTCTGGCAGTCCACCAGTGTCAAGAATATCTATAACATTTATCTCTCCAAAGATTAAAGGCCCTTTAATATCTCCTGCAGATGCAGCTACAACTGGAGAAGCCAATATAAATAAAGATTGTGGAGTAGATGTTCCTTTAAATTTACCTAGCGTATCAGAAGATTCGTCTTTAAGTTCATACCTAATATTATTTAAAAAACTATTTTGTAGTGAGGTTGATGCAATGTATGCAAAAGCTCCTGATGATAAATAATAAAAATCAGATCTATCACTAGTATCTAAATATTCCTGTCTTGATGACGGATAAATTACAGTTTGTCTTTGTTGACTCTCTCTTGGGTATTCTAAAAGGTCTACAAAATCATATGTATTAAGTTTTGTATTTGGAGTAACAGAAAAAGCTCTAGTTAAAGTTTCAAATGGTACAGCTAAAATATTATTAGAGGTAGGAACTCCTATACGTCCTGTAATAGTATCTCTACTTTCAAATAGTAAATTATAATAAATTTCTGATGATGATACAGTATTTGTAATACGTATAACTATCTCACTGTTACCTTCAGATAAAATACTTCGAGTTTCAGTAAATTCAATTTTTTGATCTCCAAAATCAACTTTCGCAATAGGATTCTGGTATCCTGATATAAGAACCAAAAATACTGATCCAGTTGAGTCTCTAAGACATTTACTAGTATGAAAAGTGTTTAATGTAGCCATTAGCAATTACATCCGCAGTGACCGCCACACATTTCGACAGCCTTGTTATATTTCTTTTCTGCATTAGCTATTACAGCTTTTACTGATACTAAAGATCCAGCTCCTGAACTAGTAGCTAACTCTGCCTCTGCAGTTTTTAATAATAAATAAATTTTTTGAGCTGAAACTAAGTCCTCTGAGCATTTACTACACTCACAGTTACAGTCAAGCAAGTCTTCCATTTTTTTGGCTAAACAACATAATACATCACAAGAAAGCATTACAGCTCCTATCTGAGAAACCTCAGAGTTTGCTAAATGCTCTACAGTAAAAATACCACTGCCTCCATTTGCTGAAGAAATACCTAAACTTGAAATAGATACTACACGAGTATTAGAAGCTCCTCCCGGAAATGAATATGTATACTCATTACCATTATCACTAATTCTTATTTGATTAGTGGCTCCTACATCTGAGTTGGTAACTGTTACTACAATCTTTTTACAATCAGAAGTTGTTGATATGTTTAATGCCATGTTGTTTTAAATTTTTATAAAAAAAGACCTACAGGGGAAACAAGTCCCCTGTGAGTCTAATTAAATTAAATATCTACTTACGCAGATATGTTTGAGATATAGTACTCAACAAATACTTCAACTACACCAGCAGTTAAAGCCGCTGTTGCAATTACAAACTGAATACCTGTTGAAGATGTAGTCTTGTCCACAACAGTATGTTCTGTTACGTCTTCATCATCAAAAGCTCCATTATCAAATGCTGTTGCAGCTTTTAAAGTAACTCCTCCCGTAGTAAGAGCTAAAGTTGCTGAACCATCACTTGTCATTGCTGTAGTAACTACAGAATAACATCTAACGATAACTGCATTATCAGGGATAATTGCAGAGTTAGCTGGTACAATAGTAGTTGCAGCGCCACCATCGACTGCGAAGTCGTATTTAGCGTGTGCTGTCATTAATTTTGGATGTGCCATTTTATTTTATTTTTAAATATTAATATTATAAGATAACAGGTGCAAAATTAGCAGAAGCTAAATACCCGTTAAGTTGATTTTCAAAAGCTACACCATCGTTTTCGTCAATTGCAATATAGATTTCTATTAAGTTATCTACACCGTTAATTCCTGAAGTTGTACTTCCGTCCTTACTAGCTACAATATGGTACATGTCATAAACATTACTTGTAACACTGTGAAGCGTTGGTTGAACTGGTAACTCAACTCTGTTGTAGTATCCAAATCCAGAACCTTGTAATTCTTCTTCAAATTCTCTGATGTAAAATCCATCTCCAAATCCTCTAGAACCTGCAGTTTGATAAGTTATAGTATCAGCTGTTCCGTTACCATTACCATCAATAGCTTCAAATGCAAAGTCTATGTGAACTAGCTCAGATTGAACTGATCCATCAGCTAAACTTTCACCTTTCTTAAAGCAAGTAAAATCAATACTTGTACCGTTGTTAGTAATACTATTTACCCAGTAAGGTAAGTCAGCATTAATAGCTGTAGTAAAAGCTGTACACTGTGTAGTTGGAGTTGCACCCGCAGCTACAGTAATTGTGTAAGATTTAAAGTTAAATGGTTCTGCACCATTAGTTAAGTTAATTACTTTAAGAGTATGCTGTCCTGCCGCAACTGCGTTAGTTGCTAATGCAATTCTAGCTACTTCTGCAGTTTGAGCTGCACCTGCTTTACCGCCGTATGCTACAACGTTTTTTCCTTTAATCCAAGGGCTTGCAATTTGCTTATCCCCTGTTCCTTGTACAAATCTGATGCTATCAGAATCTGAAATTGTATCACCTGGTACAAGACTTGTATTCCCGTCAGCTGATAATTTTTGTATGTCAATAGATCCAGCAGCTAATAAGTTATTTGAATAACTTGCAGCTGTACCATCTCCGATTAATAATTGTCTCATTTTTTTATATTTTAGTGAGATTAATAATTCTATTCATTCTTTGTTACTTCCATAATCGCAGATTTATATCTAGGATCACTTATAGCTTCTAAAATGCTACTTACCGTCATAGCTACAATTTCTTGATGCGTATGCTCTGGTAATTCGCAATTTACCCCCAAAGATAAGGATATTTCGTTAGGCTTTCTGATGTACGTTATTTTTAGAGTATCTATTATAAATATATCACTAGTGTATATGTCTATAGAACTTCCTCTCATAGTTGTTAGTGGAGAGGTATGTTTTGTCGTATTAAACGGATCACTTAAAAGCTTAAATATGTCGTCTTGCTGAGAAAATCTATTTCCCTCAGTTATTCTTTCTGAGAACGCTAATGGCTCTCTTCTTTCTGAATACGTAGTATCCATTATTTGTAAACCTTGCGGTGATGGAGCAGTTTGTCCTGTAGCAGGAACTCCAGTAGCAAATGTTGCATTACCTACTGATGAATCCCAATTTATCCAATCATAACTGTCAACGTCTACAGTTACTATAAACTGTCCTGGGTAATTAAGTGTTTCATATTCTTCCCAGTATATGTTAAACCCTGCACCTGCATTGTTTAGTATGTCTTGTTTAGTAGCTTCTATATTAGCAGGGTAAGACTCAGGAGTCCATCCAGATGCTATAAAAGCTGCAGAAGGAGACCATATGTTAGCAGATGTAGCATCAGTTCCTGTAATATCTGCAACCATATTAATCCCATTTATAAATGCAGTAGAACTTCCGTCTGCATTATCTAACACAAAATTATTCAAATCTAGTGTAAAGAAATATATAGCTGGTGGATTAACTAAAGAGTAGTCTATAAACTGACAATTGTTAATCCATAATCTTGATTGTTGATTTACCAAATACATATAATCTGTAGGTAATTGGAATGTGTCAACAAATATTTTTGTTTTTAATTGCTCCTTAAAAGATACAGGAGCTTCGTACTCGCGTACAAGCGTACGTAAGTCGTCTATTCTTTTTTGTGATTCTTCAAAACCTTTTCTGTACATGTTATTTCTACCGTACTTAGTATTGATGAATCTGAACATGTTTTTGTTCAATTCAATATCTATCTCTTCAGATAATAAGCTATCAGCTTGGAGTGAATTAATCTTATCCACTCCCTGCTGTATAGCTATATGCATTTCAGTTACATTCATTAAGATGCTAGTTGTTTAAGTTTTGCTCTTAAAATTGTTAATTTGCCTGAGTTCTTTTTGTCATTCAGGTGTATTACTGTATCATCCATAGTTTCTCCTAATACCTCGTCAATAAAAATAACTTGGTTTCCAATCTTTCTTAGTACTCCTGCAGTAACCATTGTCTCGATTTCTGCTTTCATTTCTAAGTGCTTGTCGGCACAAACTTTAATAAACTTCTTAGGTTGCTTTTCCTTAATGTCATAAAGCATGTTTTCAACTTGCTCTCTTGTTAACGTTTCAGGATTAATATTACCTAATAGTCTAAAGACTCTACGCATCTGCTTTTCGTCAGAAGATACTTTGATAAATGCTTTATCTGCATCTTTCTTAACTTGAATATCATTGTTACGTCTTAAATCCTTTTTAGCAAGATCTTGTATAAAGAAACGTTTCTGCGAATCTGCATTCATTTCTTCTTCTGATAATGCTACATGTGGATGTTTCAAAGCAAAATGATATTTTAAAAAGTCAGTAATGTCAATAGGTGCATCATCATCTGTTGTACCTACTTCTAATTCTACACCCTCAAAGCCTACTGAAACTGTAAATTCAGCCCAGAATTTTTTGGTGTGTTTTGGCCACTCCATGTGAGCGGGATCTACATCTAACATTCCCATTAAATATTTTTTCTCTTCTACAGAGTCAAAAGGTTTTAGTGGTTGTCTGTTGACATATACACTACTTAGTTTCCTAATAGCGCTTGCGTTAATTTCCTTTGGCAAATGATTGTTAATCGCTTTTGCTCGTAAATAAACTTTTTTACTCATAATTTGGTACTTTTAAAGTGTTGATTAGTGGATGTAAAGTATAACTCTCCAGTATCGTAAAGTAGAAATTGAGGGGAGCACGAAGCCCCCCACAACCTCAACCAAAAAACCAATATATAGACTTGCGAATGCTCGCCTCTTTTAACCTCCTAAATTAGGAAGCTACACATTGAATATCCAGAGAAGTATCAAATCTACGTAAGCAGATACCCGCTGTCTTCAACATGTGTACACTTGCACCATCAACATCAGATGCTCTTGCGTCTGATCCAGAGAATCCTCTAGGTACAACAGAACCAGCAACACACCATCTCATCATCTCGCGACCTTTCTTTGAGATCATTGTCAAGTTAGCTTGTCCGTCATAGTTAGACTGGTCAACAAATACCATACGGTAAGACTCCATAGAGTAACCAGTTACTGGGTGCTTCTCACGAGCTTGTGCAACAGGACCATGATCAAATAGTGGAATTTTTACCACATTGATTACGTGTCCGTCTACGTGCTCATAAGTTGTGAAATATCCAGTCAAACCTAAGTTACGACCAGAACCTGTGATAAATCTGTTCTCACCACCTACTTTGAAAGTGTTACCTGCAAAGTGAGATTTAAGAGCCTCATCAAATTCACGCGCTCCACCAGTACCAGTATACAAAGTAATCTGCTTCTGATTAGCGTCAGTCATTTGATAGAATAAATCACCAATAATATTTTTCAACTTAGACTCAGTCATAGTTGAGTAAGTGTCAGTATTTACGATTTGCTCGAATAAACCTGGTCCAACAATTACTGGTTGGCCATTCTCATCTTTCATGAAAGTTGATCCGTTAGAGTCGTAAGTTTTCTGTCCGTACCAGTAGTACATCTCACACTCTTCTTTAAAGTCAAGCATGTGTTGGTACTCTTCGTAATCCATCCATAACTTAGTAGAAGATCCACCTTTAGTTGGTAAAGTAAACTCCGCTACGAAGTCTTTAGCATTACCTGACATGTGGTAAGATTTTCTTACAGTTGTGATTTTGTTACGAACTTTACCTGGTGCTTGCCAGTTAGAAGCGTTACCTCTTGAGAAGTCAACACCTACTGGTGCATATAATTGCGCCCAAAGATCTCCTGCATTGAATCCTCCTGAAAGAACCGCTGTAGCAGCTGGGTTTACTAATTGTAAAGTATATTCCCAACCAGAACCACCTGCGTAAGGCTTAGGCTCTGCCATAATACGCGCTAGCTCACCTTTTGAGTTTACTAATACGTAAGGGAAAATAAATCGTTTATCAGGGAATACCAACGTAAATGTTGATCCTCCTTGACCTAAAGATGCTCCTGCATTTGCCACAGCAACTGGACGTGTTCTCAATTTGTGAGTAGCCACACGATATTCATACTCTAATCTGTCGATTGATTGAACGTTACCAGCTCCTTCTGTTAAGAAAGATAATGGAAAACGCTTATCATCCTTACCAGACAAGTGTGTGATAATCGGAGAAAGTTCAGTTGGTTTTGACAAAAGAGCATTTGCCAGACTATTCATGTCTGTCATTTGTGAATCGTTATAAAACGTTTTTTGAACGCTTATATTTGTTCCGTTTAAGCTCATAATTATCTAATTTTATTTATTTAAGTTAAGTTGCATTTTAAAATTGCCATTTTTTATTAAAAGTTAAGATCTAAATCATCTAAGTCTACTTGCTTACTCTTGCGTCTTGTTGCTTTTCGTGCGCTTTTAACTCTTTCTTCATTTCTAGAAATTCTATCTTTTAGCGATTTAGCACTTTGTGTTTTTGCTTTTTTATCTACAAACTTAGATAAGTCAAAGCCTTTATACATTAAGTAGTCAATTGCTAACTTAGTTTCTATTTCTGATTCAGAATGATCTAAATCTCGCTGTGTTCTACCATCTTTGGTCACAGGTTTAGAGACATAATCAAAAAACTTTGATTTTTCTCTTTTTGGAATTGATATACCTGAAAAGTCATCAGTTTCATTAATGGTTTCATATACACCATTCCAAAAATTTTGTTGCTGTTCCTGCGCTTGTTGCCTTTCTTCTTGTTTTCTAGCAACTAACTGAGATCTAGATTGCTCTTGCATCTTACCCATTGCCTTTCTAGCAGCTTCAGCTTTCTGGTATAATTTACCAGTGTCTTCATAGTCAGTCAATAATTCATCAATAAAATCTTTATCGTGACCTTTTGTTACGAAGTAATCAGATAGTATTCCTTTCTGACTTCTAGAATCTTCTTCGTCTAACTCTATCCTACTATAATCTAGGTTAGGATCGTATGCTTGCATAAAATCTTGAGAGTCTCCTCCGTTAAGAACGTATTCTAAATGATCTTTAACTAAAGGAAAGTTTTCAAACAGGCCATCTAATTGATCTTCTGCCATTTGTTTTCCTACGTCTTGAGTCATAGCTAATAGTCCTTCTGTTGTATCATCGTACTCTTCTTCAGTCTCATATCCTAGTTTTTCTAGAATCTCTGATACTACAGTAGAACCTTCTCTTTCTACTTCCTCATCATCATCATCATCTTCTTCTTCTTCCTCTAACTCTTCTTCAGTATCATCATCTTCAACTTCTTCTTCGTTAGATTCTTCTTCTTGTAATTCTTCTGCATCCGCATCAAGCTCATCAGCTTCTGCTTCTGGAGTATCTATTGCCAAATCACTTGGCGTTTCTGTAGATCCTCCGTCTAATACATCGTCAAACGAAATGTCGTCTAATCCAATGTTTTCTTCATCTGGTGTCATATCTATATAAATTTAGTTTTTACAAAAATAATTAAAATTGCAAGTTGTTACACATGCAATATGGTTTTTAGTTATGCCTTTATTATATATCACTTGCCTTCAAAATTTAATAAGTTTTGAGAAGGCCGGCCTCCATAAACTTTAGGAACAAATGCATCTATAGTACTTTTTGTAATATCTGATTTAATATCATCAGGCAGTAATTTTCTAAGATACTTTTTATAATATTTACTATTTCCTCCTCCAACAAGCTCTGTCATTCGTATCGCAGCATCTTCAGGATTACCTTTATAAAGATCATACCCTGCTTTTGCTACTGTTTTAATTTTATTATAATTTTGTGCAACAGGTTGTATATATTTATTAGCGGTATTAAACCCTTTAACAGCAGGAATATAGTTTAAAGCATTTACTCCTATCTTTAAACCGGCCTCTTGTCCTGATTTTTCTCCGGCTGAATATCCTACTCCTGCTTCAGCAGTACTACTCAAAACTTTAGGCAGTCCACTTATATAACCATAATTATATAAAGTATTTAAACCTGTTCCAAGTTTACCTTTAACCCCAGGAGTAGTTAGTAACGTATTAATACCTTTAGCGGTTTTATCTGTTGGATAAGCAAGAGCTCTTTTTGCAAAATTAGTAGAAGCAGGATTTCTTGCAAGTGAAGCACTTGATCCAACACCCATAGTAGATAAAGCAACTTGTTGCATAGTTTTTTGCCCTGTACCACTAAGAAGATTATCAAATTTTTCTTCATAGTTGTTTTGATCTTGAAGAGATTGATTTATGTAATCTCCACCATATCCTGAAGCTATTTGACTAGCTAAAAAAGAGTTAGCCATTACGTCTCTCATATTATCTTTAACCACATCTCTAAACTCACCTTGATTTTCAGGAAGAGATGCAGTTTGCATATCTGTTACTTTCTTTATTGTATTCTTAGTATCAAATTGTGCATTTGGACCGGCCTGAATAACTGCCATTTCAGAAGCATTTAACTGTTCGTTATTTGCCTTTTTAGTATTTATATTAGATATTGTTTGATCATAAAGCTTTTTATTCTGAGTATTAAGATTTTCAGTAACTACATTCTTTTGCTGCACAGCAGTTGCTGGGTTCGTATCTAAAGAAGTATTTTGATTGTTTAGTTCCTGATTCATTAAAGCTCTTACATCAAGATTAGTACTACCAAGTGGAGGTAATTTAAACCCTGCATTCTGATACTTTTGCTTGTATCCTTTATATCCACCATTTTTATAAGCAGGCGTTTCTATAACTGTACCCCGCTTTGGTCCTGTAGGTAAATTCTTAATACCAGGTGGTACGTTATTAAAAGATTGAACTAGATGTCCTTGTTCATCTACCTTTGATATATTGATAGGCACTTTCATGCCTTCTGTATTAAATGCTTGGTTAGGAGCTACATTAGGAAATGCCATAGATGCACCAGTGTTCCCGCGCGCGTGTTCTTCTCTTAGTCCTACCTCTTGCTCTTTAGCTGTTTGTGCAACCTGCATTTGCTGCTGTTGCTGTTTAGCCTGCGCCTCAGATTGTAACATACCAGATACATCAGCTCCTTGTTCCGCTAATTGAAACAAGTCTAATACACTACCTTGGAAACCAGTTTGTCTAGCTTCGCTTAGTATTTGTCTACGAGTCTGATTGTTTAGCATTTTGTCCCTCTCTTGCTATGTTATTTTTATCTTGTGCTATCTGTGACTTATCCATTACTTCTTTTTCCCTAATAGCTAACTCTTGCTGTTTTAATTCAAAATCTTGCATAAGTTTCTGCATATTAAATCCATCTAGTTCTGGATTTTGCTTAGCTTCAGCATTTATTAAGGCAATCTCAATATCTTTCTGTCTATCTTTCTCAGATTCAATTTTTGTCTGCTCTAATTTATTTTGCTCCATTTGCATCTGTTGTTGCTGAGCTTGTTGTTGTGCTTGCTGCTGAGCTGCTTCTAATTCTTCAGCCGCTTTCTCTGCTGCTTTTAATTTAGCTTTAATTTGAGGGAAGCTTTCTGCATCCATCATGTCAGCTACTGTAGAAGCTTTAGTTCCATTTTGAACCATTGCTTGTGTAAGACCTTTTATCTGATCTAACCTTTGTTGATCTTTACCAGAGTCTGATACAAATATTCCGTATTCAGATTCCATATGTTGTAAAGTATCAAGGTCTAAAAAGTCTGTAGTACCGTCTGGCATTACAAACATTCCTTTTTTACCAGTAAGCCAAGCTTCTTTAGAGTAATCTAACATTGCTTGTAAATCTCTTTGTTCTAATCTTGCAAACTTTCTAAATAAATCTTCTGTAATATGTGAAGATTGTACAATA